TACTATTTTGCGTATTCCGCTTCCACGGAAAAGCACTTTCCGACCACCACAATCGGTATGCTGGAGGTCTTTCTGCCGGAAAGCTACTTTATTCAGCAGCGGTACACCGTCTATAACGGCTCAAGGATGTATATCCGGGGAAACTATGGCGGCACATGGTCTTCGTGGCACACGGTGTCGCTGACCACAGTAACATAAAGAATATTTTTCGGAATCAAGGCGCTCTGCGGAGTGCCTTTTTTCATACTCATTTTCAAATTTCAAAGGAGGACAAACAACATGAAAGAATTCTGGACGACCATTCAGGTGGTGTTCGCCGGTATCGGCGGCTGGCTGGGATGGTTCTTGGGAGGATGTGACGGCTTGCTTTATGCGCTTCTGGCTTTCGTAGTCATCGACTACATCACCGGCATCATGTGCGCCGTGGTGGACAAGAAGCTGTCCAGCGAAGTCGGCTTCAAGGGCATTTTCAAAAAGGTGCTCATCTTCGCCCTGGTCGGCATCGGGCATATTCTCGACACCCGCGTCATCGGCAGCGGCTCGGTGATGCGTACTGCCGTCATTTTCTTCTACCTATCGAATGAGGGCGTGTCCCTGTTGGAGAACGCCGCATACCTGGGACTGCCCATTCCGCAGAAGCTGAAATCCGTTCTGGAGCAGCTTCATGACCGTGCCGAAAAGGAGGACGAATAACATGGCTTACACGAACAGTTCTCTGGTGTCCTACACCAAACTCAGCCCGAACCACTCCGGGCAGCGCACCCACAGCATTGACCGCATCACGCCCCACTGCGTGGTGGGTCAGTGCTCGGTGGAGACGCTGGGCAACATCTTTCTGCCGACTTCCAAGCAGGCAAGCTGCAACTACGGAATTGGCGCAGATGGTCGAATCGGTATGTATGTGGAGGAGAAAAATCGTTCCTGGTGTTCCTCCTCCAACGCCAACGACCAGAGAGCCGTCACCATCGAGTGCGCCTCCGACACTACCGAGCCGTATGCATTCAAGGATGTGGTGTACCAGCGGCTCATTGAGCTTTGCACCGACATCTGTAAGCGCAACGGCAAAAAGAAACTGCTCTGGCTGGGAGATGAGGCGAAAACGCTGAGCTACAATCCGAAGTCGGATGAAATGGTGCTGACCGTACATCGCTGGTTCGCTAACAAATCCTGTCCCGGCAACTGGATGTACGCCCGCATGGGTGACCTTGCCGAGAAGGTCACGGTGCAGCTGGGTGGAGAGGCAAAACCCGCACAGCCCACGCAACCGACCACCTCTGCCATCAAGGCGGGTGACCTTGTGAAAATCACCGGCACGAAGTATTACGGCGGACAGACAATCCCGTCCTGGGTCAAGGCTAAAAACTGGTTCGTTCACAGCGTGTCCGGTGACCGTGCGGTCATCAACAAGGACGCGTCCGGCAAGTACGCCATTATGTCGCCGATGAATGTATCTAATCTGCAGCTCGTTTCCGCACAGACTACCAAGCCTGTCCCCGAGAAAACTACCACTCCCTACCTGGTGCGTGTCACTATCCCGGACCTGAATATCCGTAAGGGTCCCAGTACCAGCTATGACGCCACTGGCAAGTACACCGGCAAGGGCTGCTTCACCATTGTGGAGGAGCGCAATGGATGGGGTCGCCTGAAGTCCGGCGCTGGCTGGATTTCTCTGGATTATGCTATCAAAATCTAAGTAAAACGACTGCCCTCTGAGGAATTTTTCCTTGGAGGGCAATTTTTTTGTTATCGACCCTAAAAAAATGATGTTTTTGTGGCCTACCTGTGAAGGGACCTTTTTCCTTCAGATTGGAGGCCACATATGACAAGCACAGAAAAAGATAGGATTGTCCAGCTCCAGCGGCAGGGCTATGGGTATAAGCGCATTGCCGCCATGCTTGACCTGCCTGTAAATGGGGTCAAGTCATTCTGCCGTAGGCACCCGGTAGATGATAATCTAATGCCAGGAATGTGCCCACAGTGCGGAGCTACGGTTGAGCAAGTACCCAAGCGTAAGCAAAAACGTTTCTGCTCTCCTCAGTGCCGTACCACGTGGTGGAATGCCCATAAGGGGCTGGTTCAGCGAAGAACCTACTTTGAAGGAGTCTGCCCTCAGTGTGGGAAGGCATTCAGACTGTACGGTAGAAAAGGCACTTATTGCTCCCGTGCCTGTTTTGCAGATGCAAGACGCAAGGGGGTGAGCGAGAATGGATGAGTTCTTACAGAATATGATAACATACCAGGTGGCTATGTCCACCGCCAGAAGGTTGGTATCCCTCGGCATCATTTCAGAGGAAGAGTACCGTGAAATTGATACCATTATGGCCAAAAAGCATGGCTTATCTTTGGACAGTATTTACCGCCTTTAACCACAAAATTACCTGGATAATAGGCACCTTCAGAGGTAATATACGACACAACAAGGAGGTAAACACATGGAAAGAATCATTCGACAAGTGAGCTTTCCGGGAGCTGAGATGCCACGGCTCAAACGGGTCGCAGCATACGCCAGAGTGTCCAGTGGCAAGGATGCCATGCTACACTCCCTGTCAGCCCAGGTAAGCTCTTATAGCAACCTCATCCAGAACCATGAGGGGTGGCAATATTGCGGAGTCTATGCTGACGAAGCCCTTACTGGCACCAAGGAGGGGCGTGGCAGCTTTCAGAGCCTTTTGGCTGACTGCCGAGCTGGGAAGCTGGATATGGTGATTACCAAGTCCATTTCCAGGTTCGCCAGAAATACGGTGACCCTGCTTCAGACGGTGCGTGAGCTGAAAGGGCTGGGCGTGGACGTGTACTTTGAAGAACAGAACATCCACACTATGAGTGCAGATGGTGAGCTGATGATGACCATTCTGGCATCCTACGCTCAGGAAGAAAGCCTATCTGCCAGTGAGAATCAGAAGTGGAGAGTGCGCCGCAACTTTGAGGAAGGCATTCCTTGGCGGTTCTTCATGCTGGGGTATCGTGCCGGAGATGGCAAGCTGGCGGTGGTACCGGAGGAGGCGGAAATCGTCCGCAGTATTTTCTCCGACTACATGGCTGGTGATGGGGTCACCATCATTGCCAACCGGCTGAATAAAAGCGGCTATGCCACCCAGAGCGGCTGCGTCTTCCACAAGAGCGCGGTGGAGCGCATTCTCCGCAACTACGCCTACACGGGGAACCTTCTTCTACAGACTAAGTTTCGAGAGAACCATCTCACAAAGGTAACCCGGAGGAATCACGGGGAGCTTCCACAGTACCACGCCCAGGAAACCCACGAGGCAATCATCTCCTTTGAGATGTTCCAGGCGGTGCAGGAAGAAATCCAGCGGCGCAAGGCAAAGTACGGTCCCACCAAAGAGCGACAGTTCTCTCCCTTCACGGGGCTTATCACCTGCGAGTGCTGCGGAAAGCACTACCGCAGGAAAACCACAGCCACAGGCTTCATTTGGATTTGCTCCACCTACAATTCTAAAGGAAAAGCCTACTGTGCCTCCAAGGCCATTCCAGAGCAGAAGCTCCTGGCCACCGCTGCCCAGGTTGGTGACCCGGACACCTTCAAAGGCATTCTAGCCAAGAACGGGAACGAGCTTGTGTTCACCTTGCAGGACGGCTCCACGGTGGTGAAGCACTGGCAGGATCGCTCCAGGGCAGAGAGTTGGACCCCGGAGATGCGCCGAGCGGTTGGGCAGAAAACCAGAGAAAGGAACCAGGCAGCATGGCAAAGGTAACATTCATTCCATCCACCCTGAACCCCATGACCCGCATTCCCATGGACAGCATCCAGAAGCGCAGGGTGGCGGCTTATGCCCGTGTCTCCACAGACAGTGAGGAGCAGCTCACCAGCTATGAGGCCCAGGTAGACTACTACACCAAGTACATCCGGTCGAAGCCGGAATGGGAGTTTGTAAAGGTCTACACGGACGAGGGCATCACAGCCGTCAACACAAAAAAGCGTGATGGCTTCAACGCCATGGTGGCGGATGCCCTGGCTGGGAAGATTGACCTCATCGTGACCAAGTCCATCAGCCGCTTCGCCAGAAACACGGTGGATAGCCTGGTGACCGTCCGAACGCTCAAAGAACATGGGACGGAGGTGTACTTCGAAAAGGAGAACATATTCACGTTCGACAGCAAGGGCGAGCTGCTCATTACCATCATGTCCAGCCTTGCCCAGGAGGAGAGCCGCTCCATTTCGGAGAATGTGACCTGGGGTCAAAGAAAGCGCTTCGCAGATGGAAAGGTCAGCCTGCCGTACAAGCAGTTCCTTGGGTATCGCCGGGGTGAAGATGACCTTCCAGAGATTGTCCCAGAAGAGGCAGAGGTTGTCAGAAAGATTTACAGCCTTTTCATCCAGGGCAAAACTACCCATGGGATTGCAAAGCAGCTCACTGAGGAGAACATCCCAACACCAGCGGGAAAAGAGAAGTGGCAGGCATCAACGGTGGAGAGCATTCTCACCAATGAAAAATATAAGGGCGATGCGCTTCTGCAGAAAGGCTTCACGGTGGATTTTCTCACCAAGAAAACCAAAAAGAACGAGGGTGAGGTACCGCAGTATTATGTGGAGAACAGCCACCCGGCAATTATCCGCCCCCATGAATGGCAACTGGTGCAGCGAGAATTCAGCCGCAGGAAAGGGCTTCGGCGCAAGTACAGCGGCAACAGCATATTTTCAACCCGGCTGGTTTGTGGGGACTGCGGCAACTACTACGGTCCTAAGACCTGGCACCCCAAAAAGCCCTATCAGAAAATAGTCTGGCAATGCACCCTGAAGTACAAGGGCGAAAACTCCTGCGAAACGGTCACCTTGGAGGAGACAGAGATTCAACAGAAGTTCATCCAGGCAATCAACAGCTTGTTTTCTATTAAGGGTCCTGTTTTGGAGAATTGCCGCATTATGCAGAAGGCCCTCACGGACTGCACGGGAATTGATACTGAGCTTGCGACCTTGACCCGGGAGCTTGAAGTGTTGGGGCAGATGATAAAGGATGCCATCAAAACCAATGCCCTGGAAGCCCAGAACCAGGAAGAGTACACCGCCCGGTACAACGCCCTGGCTGAGCGATACGATACCACCCACCGCCAGATTGTTGCCCTTCAGGAAAAGCGACAGGCCAGGGAGAACGAGGCTGAGGCTATAGGGGGATTCATGTTCGCCCTCCGTGAGATGGGGACGGAAGCCCAGGAGTTTGACCCAAAGCTCTGGCTTTCCACCATCGACCGGGGAACGGTAAACCGGGACGGCAGCATAACCTTCCGCTTCGTCAGCGGTGCAGAGATAACCACATAAAAACAGCGATGCCCACAGGTTTTGACAGCCTGTGGGCTTTTCCTCATTTTATGGACTGGTTTCGATGGAATAATGCTGAGCTTTAATGTGGTTACGATATCTTGGAAAACCGATGAATTAACTCTTGTGCTAAACTACGTTCTTCATCGATAGACATGGAGGGCTGCTCGTTAAGATGAAATTGACTATACAGCCGCCCCCAGCTATGGTCGAGAGTTAATTTAAGATTTTTGAACCGGTCAAATGAATAGTGCATTGACTTTCCCAAAGACATCTGCATATTTAATGGACGTCCTTCACTCATCCAGATAATGCCAAGCGCTGCTATTGCATAAACTGCACGTTTTCCCGCATAAGCGTATTCCTCTTCGGATAACAAGTCGCAGTATGCCTGTTTGCTATTAACAAGTGCAAGAATGAGAACTGACACGAAGTAACTATCGAGCATATATTCGAAATGGTAATCAGATGCATTCTCGTATACAAAATCAAAAAGTAAATACAATGCGTACACATCACAGATACACTCTTCGATGGGAATGTCTGGGCAATGAAGATTAAGTCCTTCTCCAAAAGAATATACCAGTTCCTGGTAATCAGTTGAGTTCAAAAAATATCCTACTGCCTCTTCAAACCTTTTTAGATCATCGGGGGCAAGAGTATATTTTGCGTGTGAAAGTTCGTGAAAAACGAAAAAATTCAGTGAGAAGCAATAAGAGATGTCCTGCTTTTCACCTTTATTCCAAAGTAAGTTAAGAAGGAACTGATTCTCTAGTGTATCAGCTTCGGATTCCTTTGGAAAATAGGATTTATAGTCAATCGCATCGGCGGCATCCAAATATGCTTTTGAAAGCGCTAGCCTTTTCGCACAAAAACACTTTTCTGCTTGCATTACAAGAAGAAAATAAGACAGCCTTTTTTCAAAATAAGGGAAAATTCGAAAAACATAGTGATATGCCGCATATTTTACATCTATATGTCCATACAAATAAAAGAATAGTGTTAACCCATACAGCAAATCCATCTGATGCTTATCCATATAAATCCGCATTTTTCCGTTTGTGGGGGTCATGACGCACTCTTTGTTAACTGAACAGAAGCATTTAATGTCTATACATTCTGAAGAAAGACCCATACGTTTGATGGCATTCTGGAAACGTATATCAACGCTTTCACGAAAAGCATCTAAACCGACCTCCTGGTCTAGTAAATGCTTTTTGTATAGAATGAAATCAATCATTTTCAGTATTGCCCTCTTTTGGGTCGGATAATAATCCGAGTTCTGCTTTTATTTCGGAGTAGAATTTCAAAACATAGGGGCTTTTCCCCTTATAGTCCACTGTGTGACTATTAAAGGCCTTAATAAAATCGGCTTTCACCTCAGGATCTTTACAGATATCCTTTAAAACACTCTTCCAATTATTATTTAGCTCAAACGCACCAAAAGTAACTGTGATAATTCTTTTATCGATATATTGAGCAATATACGGGAGTGCCAAAAATGCGATTGCAAAATTCGCTACAGGCAAGACATAGTTGATAAATTCAATGGCTAAATCCGAATGCTCGACAAAAGTATCGACTGCATACTTAGAAAGTTCCTCTTTGAAGGATGCAGCGTCGTCATGTCCATTATTGTTGATTTTAAGAATAATAAAATCTTCCATGTTCTCCCTGCCTTTCTGCTGCAAACGGATCCCTGGAGTACTGTTGATGGCCGTTCGAATTCTCCAACAATTTACACAATCATTATAACGAAAAACAGCCCAAAAATCAAATGTTTAATTGGAAATATACTTTTGAATGAAATAATTGCTGTTCTCATTATAAAGACGGGTTTCGAGTGATTTCGACAAATGGGCTGTGATACTATACAGTTAGATTGAACGCCAAATACATTTCAAAGAGCGTTGGAAAAGGAGTCAGATTATGTCGAACTACAAAAACAATAAAAAAGTAATGGACGCAGGCAGACGTGCTATCCGGGAGGTTGCCCGGCGTGAGGGCGTTTCCGAGGCGGAGGTACGGGCTGAGATGGAGTTCTCCATCCGGGAGGCATACGACCTCAATAACCCCCTGTGGGAAAATAGTCCCTTCACGGACGGAGTGCCGACCCCAGAGGCGTTCATAGTCTGGACGGCAGATTTGGTGAAAAAGGAAACGTGTAGGACGGGCTTTAATAGTTGA